AGATTTATACGCTCATTAACCAACAACAATGTGTGGAATATATAAAATCGAAAACCTAATCAACGGCAAAGTCTATATAGGCAAAAGCGTTGATATTAAGAGTAGACTACAAAATCACAAAAGTGAAAGTTTCAATAAAAATTCCAATGCTTATGATACAGCCATTCATAGAGCAATAAGAAAGTATGGTGTTGAAAATTTCTCTTTTGAAGTAATAGAAGAATGCAGTAGAGAAGATTTATCTGACAGAGAGAAATATTGGATTAAATTCTATAATTCCTTTGGAAGTGGATATAACCTAACCACTGGTGGCGAGGGAGTCCCTACTGTAAATGAAAAGCAGATAAGAAAACTATGGGACGATGGACTTTCAATCGGAGAGATATTTGAGAAAACAAAATATAACAAACATACAATAATCAATGTTCTGCAAAATTATCATAAATATTCTCGGAAAGAAAGCAATCGCAGAGGTAGATTGGATGCTTTTAAAAACAGGGTTAAACCTGTAATTCAATATGATTTCGATGGTAAATTTGTTCAAGAATACAATTCAACAAAAGATGCTGCAAATGCAAATGGAATTGGTGAGAACTTGATACGAGCGTGTTTAAGCGGCAGTCAAAATTCTGCCGGTGGTTATCAATGGAGATATAAGTCAGATGATGCTCCAACGTATTATAAACCTAAAACAGCAATTAAGAAGAAGTCGGTATTACAGTTTGATATTAGCGGAAATCTGATTGCGGAACACTGCTCTGTTAGCAAAGCAGCCAAAAGTGTTGGGCTGTCAAATCCAACTTCAATTATAGTTAGTTGCAAGTCAAGCACGAGAACTGCGGCTGGTTATATTTGGAGGTATAAAGACAGCAATGATTAAAATTCGTTCCTCATAATATGTGGGACTTTATATAGATACTTCACTTTGAGGTCGGTGGTTAATTTGATTGTATTTAAGTAAGCAAACAAACAATATGGAATAACACTAAAACGAAACTATTAAGAATGGAGAAACATACAGAAATGTCAAACGAAGTAAAAGATATTTTTAATACGCTGAATGGCGTAGATGTTTCCGGCAAGGTCAAGGAAAAGGGCGGTCTTTCATACCTCTCTTGGTCATCTGCTTGGTCGGAAGTTAAGAAGAAGTACCCCGATGCTACATACGAGATTAAGCCACAGGTAATGGATGAGGGTGGCAACACAAGATTCTGGCACGATGACGGCAAGACCGGCTGGGTTGAAGTTTCCGTGACTATCGGTGGCATTACCCACACAGAGGTTCTTGCAATTATGGACTTCAAGAACAAGTCTATTCCCGCAGCAGACATTACCTCTGTTGATGCCAACAAGAGTATGAAGCGTTGTCTTGTTAAGGCTTGTGCAATGCACGGTCTCGGCTTGTATATCTACGAGGGTGAAGATTTGCCCGAAGATGCAGCCAAGTTGATTGACCTTCAGGAAGAAGTAACTGAACTTGCCAAGAAGAAGTCTGGATTGTCAGATAAGGCAAAAGAGAAGTCAATCGAACTCTGCAAGGAAGCAGAAAAGGAAGCAAATCCTGACTTGGATGATGAACTCATCACCGGCAAGATTTCAAATATCAATGATGTCGCAATTCTCGAAAACTTGAAGAAGAAATTGCTGGCAGTAAGAAAGTAAAGTGAGGTAATAACTATGGGTTTCAGACAGAGAGACAGTGAGGGTCGTGGCGGTTTCGCACGAATCTGGTCTGTTGAGGACAAGGGCAATTATTCTATTGCCAAGGTAAGCACAAGCAAGAAGCGCAAGGATGGCAGTTACGAGACTGACTTTCAGGACGGCTTTGTTCGCTTGATTGGTTCTGCACACGAAAAGGCACAGACCTTGAATGTTGGAGAAAAGGGTGTAGCAATTCAGATTACTTCTTGCGAGGTAACTACTCCTTATGATGCACAAGCCAAGAAGGGCTATGTGAATTACGCAATTTTTGCATTCGACATTCCCGATGGCAACGACAGCGGTGATGCTGCACCTGCAAAGAGCAGCAAGAAGTCTACGGCAAAGACTTCCAAGGCAAAGACCAAGAAGGATGCTCCTGTTGATGATGAGCAGGGCGAGGACGATTTGCCGTTCTAATCTATGGCAGAGCAGACCAATCCCAATATTGAGCGGTTTGAAAGTCTGTTAAGAAGCACCGAGAGAGCGGGTATGGATAGTCTGATGGAGTTTATTCGTAAGTCAGACTTCTATACCGCTCCGGCTTCGACAAGATACCATTCTTGTCACGAGGGTGGACTTCTTGAACACACTTTGAATGTTTATGACCGCCTTGTAAATAAGTTCAATGATGAGTTATGGAAAGACAAGGTTGATGTTGGTTCAGACAGCCTCATTATTGCCGCCTTGTTACACGACTTATGTAAGTGTTATTTCTATGGCACAGAATTGAAGAACAAGAAGGAATATAGCGACAAAGGAACAAAATCTGACAGCAATGGTAGGTTCGATTGGGTAACAGTTCCGTCTTACACGGTTGATGACAAAATTCCTTATGGTCACGGAGAAAAGTCTGTGATGATGGTTGAGGAATACATCAAGTTAAAGCCAATGGAGAGATATGCTATTCGTTGGCATATGGGCTTCTCCGAGCCAAAGGAGAACTGGAACACTCTCGGCACAGCAATGCGTAAATACCCTCTCATTCTTGCTCTGCATATGGCAGATTTGGAATCAACATATTTACTCGAAAAGGAAGAATAAGCAATGAGCAAGAAAACTGATATTAAAACTTGTCGATATGCAAGATGTAATCACCCTGACAAATTGATTGATATTACAAAGGATAACTACCACGTTGAGGGAAGAATGTACTACCACGCCGATTGTTACAACTTAAAGAAAAAGGGCGATTGGAAAGACGAACAGACCAAGAAAGACCTTCAGTATATCAAAAATCAATGGGTTTTAAACATCAATCAGACAGTTGTATATAGTCAGTTGTTCCACTGCTTAAACGACTTAATTGCTCGTGGAGTTTCATCCGAATACCTTGTATTTGTTCTTGATTATGTAATCAAAAACAAAATGAATTTACGGCATCCACAAGGCTTTAAATACTATGTCGATAGACAAGAGATTAAGGATGCCTACCAAAAACATCTGATTGCAAAGAGTGGCGCAAACAACAAATCCAACTTTGTGGTTACAGATGATAGTTCAACTGCTCCAAAGTTTTCGGTTGCACAAAAACCGCAAGGCTTTAAGAGCATATTAGGAGGTAAGAAGTAATGGATATTGCAGAACTTTCCGATATTCAGTCAGAGAGCGGTGTAATTGGAACACTGATTTATCATCCCGAATTTGTACTTCATACTGATTATCTCCTTCCCGGATATTTCTATGGAGTTGAGAATGGCTGCATCTATTGGGCTATCCAAGAACTCTACAAAGACGGCATCACAAATATTGATGCCTACAATGTAGCAAACAAGTTACAAAGCCATCAGGGAGTTTCAAAGACCATTGAGAAATACAATCTCCCATCCGTTCAGGAGTTTATGGAATTGTATAAGGGAACTGCAAGACACACGGTTGAGGAATACAAAATGCTTGCAGAGAACCTTGTGACTTTGGCTTTCAAGAGAGATTTGATTAAAGTCCTTAACCAGTTGTCAAACAACTGTTACCGAAAGGATTACGACCTTGATAAGTTAAGCAATAATGTGTACGACGAACTTGACAAACTGACACAGAAGTATGTGTCTACAACAGATGTTCACACTCTGGGAACAGAGATTGATGACATTTGGAGCGAGATTGTCGGACGAAGAACCGAAGATGGCACATATGGCATTCCGTCTAAATACCCGATTTTCAATGAGTATTTTACTTATGAGCCGGGTGAACTTGTAGTAGTTCAAGCCAAATACAAGAGAGGTAAATCCGTGTTGCTTATGAACGAAGTGGTTCATAAACTCAAAAACGGTGTGCCTACGTTGGTCGTTGATACAGAAATGCAGACCAGACTTTATACAGAAAGATTGATTTCCCATCTTACTGGCATTGAAATCAAGAGAATAAAGAATGGTCGATATTCAGATGAAGAAGCAAAGAAAATCAGCGACAGTATCAAGTGGCTTAAAGAGCAGCCATTCGTACATATCTACGACCCAAATATTACAAACGAAAAGTTATATACCATTTGTAAGATGCTCAAATATAAGATGGGACTTACCTTTGTGGTTTTTGACTATATCAAGAGCAATGCGACTTCAACAAGTGATAACTACAATATCCTCGGTGCAAAATGTGACTTTTTGAAAAACCAGATTGCAGGTGAATTGAATCTTTCAGTTCTTACGGCTTGTCAGTTAAACCGTGCCGGTGAAGTTGCAGACAGCGATAAGATTAACCGTTATCTTTCTGTCGGTATCAAATGGGATTATAAATCACAAGAAATGATTGCCAAAGACGGTATGAAGTGCGGCAACTCATTCGCAAAAATCTATGTTAATCGTCTCGGTGAGCAAATGCAGGAAGATGATGAGGAAGATTACATCGACTTCGTATTCTCCGGCGATACAATGACGATTATCGAAGCAGAACAGCACGATAGGAACGGAGCATTTTAAAAAGACTGGAGGTAAGGTTGGATGAATTATGATGACGAAATGTTAAGACAAATCAATGAAGAAGCCGACCTATATGCCTATGTAAGCCAGTCGTTAGAACTCGAAAAGCGTGGAGAGGACTATTTCACAAACTGTCCTCTGCACGTCGATGTTACTCCATCTCTATCGTTTACTCCCGCAAAGAATTCTTACTATTGCTTTTCTTGTGGTAAAGCAGGTGGAATGATTGGTTATCTTATAGACTTCGAGGGAATGTCTTTTGAAGATGCAGTTAAAAAGGCTGCAAGTTTGGCAAATGTTGACCTTTCAAAAATGTGCCAATCCAAAACAATGACTTTCCTCAAAAGATATAGAATGATGCAAAGTCAAAAGAAAGAAGTCTACCAACACGAAATTCTACCTGCCACCACAATGAAGAAGTATAAGAAATGCAAAGTTCAAGAATGGCTGGACGAAGGCATTGAGCAAGAAGTAATGGATTTGTTCGGAGTTCGCATTGACGATATTGGCAATAGAATTGTTTACCCTGTGTATGACATAGAGGGCAACCTTATAAATGTCAAGGGCAGAACAAGATATGAAAATTACAAAGCAATGAAGATTGCTAAATATATAAACTACTATACCGTTGGTGTGATGGACTATTTTCAAGGTCTTGAAACAACACTCCCCTATATCCAAGAAGAAAATGAGGTTATCATTTTTGAATCCGTAAAGAGTGTTATGAAAGCATATGGCTGGGGTTACAAGAATTGTGTTTCCGCAGAAAAACATACATTAACGCCCGAACAGATTGACTTGCTAATTAAGTTGAGGGTAAATGTTGTGCTGGCATATGATTCGGATGTCAACTACTTCAAGGATGAAGTTAGGGAAGATATTGATAAGTTAAGGAGAGTAACCAATGTTTATATCATCGAAGATAAACAGAAGTTGCTCGGCGGTGCAAAGACAAAGAACGCACCGGTAGATTGTGGGTTAGATATATGGGAAGAATTATATTCAGATAAAAGAAAGGTGGTGAGGATATGAGCGAATCACAGGGCAATGACAGAAAAACTCGATGGTCGTATTCTCGTGCCACCTGTTTTGGTCATTGTAAGTATGAATTTTATCTCGACTACATTATCAACGATGATAACCAATACTTGTCTGAAGGTAATTTCTATGCAGAAGTCGGCAGTTATGTTCACGAAATTCTTGCAATGATTTTCAAGGGTGAACTCAAAGTCGAAGATGCTTTGCAATATTACATAGACAATTATGACAACTATGTTTGTTATAAGGTCAAGAAATCAACTATGGAAAAGAGTTATGAGACCATTGCAGACTACTTTGCAAGCCTTGATATTGAGTGGTTAAAAGACTATGAAATTCTTGGAGTAGAGTTAGAGCAGCGTTTCACAGTTGATGGATATGACTTCATTGGTTTTATCGACTTACTGTTGAGAGATAAGAGAGACGGCAAAATTGTGGTATTAGACCACAAGAGTTCAGAATATCCGTTCAAAAAGAACGGAGAAATAAAGAAAAAGTCGCAGCAGAGTTTTGAATCTTATAAGAGACAGATGTATTTGTATTGCCACGCAATTCATCAAACTTATAAAGAGTTCCCGAAAGAGATTACTTGGAATCACTTCAAGGATGGCGGTGTGTTTGCAACAATTCCATTTATCCAGAGTGAGTATGAAGAAGCAATAAAGTGGTTCAAAGATACGATTAAGACTATCGAACTTGAAGAAGAATTTGAGCCTTCAGAGGATTTCTTCTATTGTACCAATCTTTGTAATTTCCGACACTCTTGCGAGTACAGAAAGGCTGCGAGTAGAGGGTGAGATATGGCACGATATAATAACTACCATAAACACGACCATTACGGCAATCCGTGGACTATGGACGTAGTGGTTAAACCAGAAGAATATTGCAAGAGAGCCATTGAATTGGGTCACGACTCCGTATTTACAACAAATCACGGAGTCACCGGCAATATCTTCGACTGGCTTGATTTGGTCAATAGAAAAGACCAAGATGGCAAAAAGATATATGATTTGAAGTTAAGATACGGAATGGAAACCTATTTTGTAAAAGATAGGTTCGCAAAGGACAGAAGCAACAAGCACTTGGTTATCATTGCAAAGAACAATGATGGAGCAATGCAGTTGAATGACATTATGACCGAAGCGCATTCCACCGGATTCTACTACAAGCCGAGAATTGACACAGAATTGTTGTTCTCATTAAATCCAAACAACTTCATTATCACAACTGCGTGTGTGGCAGGTATTTGGAATGACCCAGAACTTATCCTTGCTTTACATAGGAAGTTCGGTAAAAACTTCTTTCTTGAAGTTCAGTCTCATTTGTTCCAAAAGCAGATTGAGGTAAATCAAGAACTTTTGAAATTAAGCAAAGAAGCCCATATCCCGATTATCCACGCAAACGACTCTCATTATATCTATCCACAAGATACAGAATATAGAGATATTCTATTAAAGGCGAAAGACATCTATTATGAGGACGAGGGTAGTTCTGTCCTCGACTATCCTGATGATGATGAAATCTATCGCAGATATGCTAAACAAGGTGTGCTGTCTCGTGAGCAGGTCAGAGAGGCACTTGAAAACACCTTAATCTTTGATGAGTGTGAACCTTTCACTCTTATCAACGATGATATTAAACTTCCTTCGGTTGCAGAGAACCCAACAGAGGAATTAAGAAAGATTATCCGCAAACAATGGCTTATCGAAAGAAACAACATTCCGAGAGACCAGTGGCAAAAATATACGGATGCAATCTCTTATGAGTTGGATATTGTGGAGAAAACTCATATGGAGAACTACTTCTTAATTGACTACCAAGTTGTTAAAGACGGTCAAGAAAAGTACGATGGTCGTTTAACTAATACAGGTAGAGGTTCAGCACCGAGTTTCTATATAACAAAACTTCTCGGACTTACCGATATTGACAGAGTATCTTCACCGATTACTTTGTTCCCAACACGATTTATGTCCGTTGAGAGAATTTTGGGTACAAGGTCACTTCCTGATATTGACCTTAATACAACCGACAGAGAACCATTCATCAAAGCAACAGAAGATTTGCTCGGCAAGGATAACTGTGCTTGGATGTTGGCTTGGAAGCCATTCCAAGATGCATCTGCATTCCGAACTTATTGTAAAGGTATAGGCAAAGATATTGACGAATACGACGATATTGCTAAAAACCTTGAACTCTATGAGAACGACAGTAAGTGGAAGAAAATCATTGCAGACAGTAAGAGATTTGTCGGTGTAATTGAGAGTATTTCAGAATCTCCTTGTTCAATGCTTTTGTACGATAAGCCGGTAAGAAAAGAGTTGGGATTAGTAAGAACCAGTAAAGATAAGTTTTGCTGCTTGCTTGATGGTTATAACTGTGACAAATACAAATACCTTAAAAATGACTACCTTACTGTTACAGTTTGGGCGATTATTCGAGATGTTTGTAAACTTGCAGAAATACCAATTCCTACTATCCGAGAAATTGACAATCTGTTCGACGATGCCACATTTGACATTTATAAGAATGGATTAACCAGCACAATCAATCAGGCTGATAGTGATTTTGCAACTGGACTTGTAACTACTTACTGTCCTAAAAATGTTTCCGAAATGTCAGCATTCGTTGCGATTATTCGTCCCGGATGTGCAAGTCTGTTACAAGACTTTATTGACAGAAAACCATATACAACTGGTGTTCCAGAACTTGATGAAATTCTCATCGAGGGCAAGCACAGAATGATTTACCAAGAGTTGATTATGAAATATCTAATTTGGCTCGGCATTCCTGAAACTGGCTCTTATGACATCATCAAGAAGATTGCGAAGAAGAAATTTAAGGAAGCAGAACTTGCGGAATTGAAAGCAAAACTTCTTACCGGCTGGAAAGAAAGAGTTGGCAAAGAGGATGGATTCATTGAGACTTGGACGGTTGTTGAACAGGCTGCAAAATACTCTTTCAATGCTTCTCACTCATTGTCATACGCCTATGACAGTTTATATGGTGCATATCTGAAATCACACTATCCTTTGGAGTATTACACGGTAGCACTTAACTACTATGGAGATGACAGTGTAAGAACATTGAAATTAACCGATGAGTTGTCTTTCTTTGATATTAAGTTAAAACCAATCAAATTCAGATACTCAAAGGGTACATATGCTCCATCGAAAGACGATAACAGCATTTATAAAGGCATTCAGTCTATCAAATATATGAATGCTAAAATCGCAGACGAAATTTATGAGTTAAGAAAGAACAAATATGATTCCTTTGTAGATTTGCTTTATGACATTTCCGCAAAGACTTCAACGGATGCACGTCAGTTGAAGATATTGATTGATTTGGACTTCTTCTCTGAATTTGGAGATGCCAATACGCTGATGGCACAATATAAGTTCTTTGATACCTTCAGCACAAGAAAACAATTCAAGAAAGATGAGTTGGAAGAACTTGGTATCTCATTAGATATGATTAGACCATATGCAGGTAAAGAAACTGCAAAAATGTTCACAGAGGTTGACTTTAATGCTTTTGTAAGAGTTGCTGCAAGAGAAATTAAAGCACCGGCAAGAAGATTGTCGGAGCAGATTAAAGCACAAACCGAGCATCTTGGCTATATCACTATCGCAGACCCGAAATATAGCAGAATGGCTGCTGTATTAGCCGTTGACAAAAAGTATTCTCCAAGGCTTAAACTATACTCTTTGAAGAATGGTACTACTCTTGATTGTAAGATTGATAAGAGAACATTCAACAAAGATAAGTTGGCAGTAGGTGATATTGTCAGAATCACAAGTACAAAAGAAAAGCCAAAGAGCAGAAAGAATGAAAACGGAGAATGGGAATCCATTCCGGGAACAAAAGAACTATGGGTTAATGCTTATCATAAAATCGACAATATGTAATTTTACAGATAAGCAGGAATAACACCATAACAGAAATATATCAAGGAGAGTTATAAATGCAAAGAGAACCAAACACAGAATATATCTTGTCTCTTTCATATGGCAAAGATAGTCTTGCTTGTCTCGAAGCGATTAAACAACTCGGTTATCCACTTGATAGAATCGTACACGCAGAGGTATGGGCGACTGATACCATTCCGGCAGACTTACCGCCTATGATTGATTTTAAGGCACACGCCGACAAGATTATCAAGGAAAAATACGGATATACAGTCGAACATATCTGCGCTGTTCGGGGGTAAGAAACTTACCTACGACACCCAATTCTACGAGTGGATTAACGAAGGAAGAAACAAAGACAGAATCTATGGTTTCCCTTACACCCTCGGAGCGTGGTGTAACAGCAGACTCAAAGTTAATGTCTTGCAGTCAATCGCAAGAGAAAATAACCTACGAAAAACTGTTTTATCATATACCCAAGAGACGGAAGAAGCCTCAAACGGCAGGGGGAGAAATTCACAGCAAGTTCTCCGAATGGATTCCCAGTGCAGCAAGTCCCGTGGTGCAATTCGGGACTCAAAAAGCCAGTGTTCAGACAAATCAATTCTCGGATTCCCAATTCCAAGAGGAACTTGGTGCAACAGCAACCTCAAAATTGCTGCCATACGGGTTTCCAATCTCAATCGGCAGAGGGAATTGGTGTACCCAACTCAAACAGCGGGTTTTTTGGCAGCCCCATTGCACAAGGGGCGAAGAAAAATATTGTGCAGTACCTCGGAATTGCTGCTGATGAGCCAGAGCGAATTAAGAGACATTCCGTTCCGGGTAAAATGTTACCACTCGTAGACATAGGTTGGGATGAAGCATATTGCAGACAATGGTGTGAAGAAAACGATTTGCTTTCTCCAATCTATACAACCGCAACAAGAGGAGGTTGTTGGTTCTGCCATAACCAAGGCGTAGACCAACTCCGACTTTTAAGAAAGAATTATCCAGACCTTTGGCAGTTGCTTTTAAAGTGGGATAAAGACAGTCCTACTACCTTTAAATCTGACGGACACACCGTACACGACTTTGAGAAAAGATTTGAAGCAGAAGATAAAGGTATTGTCAAGGCTGGCGACAAGAAATTCAGATGGAAACAAGTTCTTCAAGATGAGAAGAAAGAGGTAGACAAATGAATATAGCAAGTCAAATTGAAGTTGCTAAAACAAGACTTGAAGCGGCAAGGAAAGAGAACAACCCGACAGAAATTAGTGTTTGGGAATCCATCTTAAAGTCGCTGAAAGAATTAAAGAAAATTAAGGGAGCATAAGAATTTAATTAACTTTTGAAAAATTCAAAAAGTATCTCAATGAGATTGAGGACAGCATTTTGTCTCATAGACGTTTTTATCGCAAACCTTCCGAAATGGCAAAGTCAATGGTCGAGTTACTTTCGGGGGTAACGAATGATGAGTATGGCTTTATTCATCATTGGGTATATGAACTTAACTTCGGCAAGTGTGCAGCCATTCAGATGATTATGGGTAAAGACGGTGAGGCTATTGCAATCGAGACCGTTGAGGATTTATGGAGATTACTTAATTCGGAGGAAATGAGTATGAATATCAAAGAAGTACAGCAGGATTTATTTACTGTTCCGCAGGGTTATTACCTTGCACACTGCATTAGTGGCGACTATGCCCTTGGTGCAGGTATCGCAAAAGCATTTGATGCAAATTACAATATGAAATTTAAACTCCATCGTGATTTTGCTATTCCTGAAGGCGAGAAGTTTGCCAATGTTGGCAGAGCATTGCTTGTTGACAATGTGTTCAATCTTGTAACCAAGCAGCGTTGCTTCCATAAGCCTACATATGATACTTTGTATCAGACTCTCGAAGATATGAGAGAGCAGTGCGAGAACTTCAACATTGATAAGTTGGCAATGCCTCTTATCGGTTGTGGGTTGGATTGCTTGTCTTGGGATAAGGTTAAGGATGTCATCGAGGATGTGTTCGGTGATACCGACATCGAGATTTTGATTTGTCGTTTGTAAGGAGATAAGATATGCCGGACTTTACACCAAAGTATTTGGTAATGGTTACGGCTGGTGCAAACAACAATAAGTATTATCGTATGACACCACACGGCGATTCGTGGACTGCGGAATATGGTCGCATAGGAAGCAGTTCACAAAGCCGTACCTATCCTATGAGCCAATGGAATGCGAAATACAATGAAAAAATCCGCAAGGGATATGTTGACCAGACAGACCTTGTGAAAGATTTGATAAGCACCGAAAAGCCGAAACAGTCTGAATACAAAGAGATTGAAAATAAGGTTATCGCAGAAATTGTTGAAAGATTGCAAAGTATGGCTCGAAAAGCAATCAGCGAGAACTATACAATTTCCTCAAATAAGGTTACACAAGCAATGGTTGACGAAGCACAGACCATTCTTACAAGCCTTTTAACCATTGAGGATAAGGAGATATTCAATCAAACACTCTTAAAGTTATTTACCGTTATTCCGAGAAAAATGGGTTCGGTAAGTAGTTACATTGCTCACGATGATACACAGTTTGCAAAAATCATCAGCAGAGAGCAAGACCTGCTCGACATTATGAAAGGTCAGGTCGTGCAGAAGCAAGTCATTGAAGAAGTCAAAGATGATAAGCCCATCAATGATAAGACAATTCTCGAACAACTTGGATTAGAGTTTGAGGAATGTTCAGCAGAAGATATTGCGACAATCAGAGTGGCACTTGGTTCTTGCTCCGATAAATTCCATAAGGCTTGGAAAGTCAAGAATGTCAGAACACAAGAGAGATTTGATACATTTGTCAAGGACAATAACATCAAAGATGTTCGATTGCTGTTCCACGGCAGCCGAAATGAAAATTGGTGGTCGATTATCAACAGCGGTCTTGTGTTGAGACCTACCAATGCAGTTATCACCGGCAAGATGTTCGGATATGGAATCTACTATGCTCCAAAGGCAAGAAAGTCATTGGGATATACCAGCCTTTCAGGAAGTTATTGGGCTAATGGAAGTTCTTCTTCTGGCTTTATGGCTTTGATGGATGTTGCATATGGCAAGCCATATGATGTGCATTCCTTTGACAGCAAATATTACAATTTCAATTATGATGCCTTGCAGAGAGCGTGTCCGGGAGCAAACTGCTTACACGCTCACGAGGGTTCTATGTTAAGGAATGATGAGATTATTGTGTATAAGGAAGAACAATGCACAATCAAGTATCTCGTTGAGTTAAAAAATTAAAAATAATTTAGAATAACTACTTGACAAATGAATAAACAGGTATTATAATAAATAAGACGGAACAAGACCAAAACGCATTTATAACCGTCAAAAGTGATAATAAAATTGGGATTTTATTGTAAAGGAGACAGGTTCATTGTTTGAAAAGATTAGAGAACAAATGGAAGTCTTTGAATGCACCTTTGATATAGAAGTTGAAGATAGAATCCAACACCAGACTGTGCAAGCACCGAGAGTTGCACTTGAACAGCAATTTCTCGGTCTTGCTCAACAAGCCGCAAAATCCAATAAACCAATGAGAGTTAAGATGAGTAGGCAAATACCTATTTATGATAACTTCGATAAGAAATGGATTGTGCGAGAGAATTCCGTGGCGTTTGCAAATAACGCTTATATCAAAGTTAAAGGAGAAGATTTATGACAATAGCAGAATGCCAAGTGGAGACTATGAAGCACATTGAAAAGGTGCGAGAGATTATCCGAGTTTTCACTGACAAACTGACTGCCAGAGGTACTGAACACGACAGATTGAAGATGGAAAGCCCAGAGGTTGAAATCTTCACCGAGTACACTCCTAAACTTGCAGAGACTACATACGGGAGTGAAGCATATATGCAGCACCTTGAAGAAATGAATGGTGCATTGCAACATCACTATGCTAACTACCGCCATCATCCTGAACACTTCGCAAAAGGTATCAATGATATGAACCTCGTCGATATTGTTGAAATGTTCTGTGACTGGAAAGCATCTTCACAGAGACATATTGATGGTAACATTCTCAAAAGCATTGAAACCAATGCAAGCAGGTTTAATATCAGTCCTCAATTAAGGCAGATTCTCGTCAATACTGCAAAGATGTTTGATGAACAACAATAAGGGGGACTTGATTATGCTTGGAAATGCAAAGTGCAAGAAATGCGGAAAAGTTCTTGATTCGGTTACACTCACATATGGTGGCGATTGGCTATGTGGTGAGTGTTCCGATAACAAAGAATCAATTCTTTTCTGTGAAAAAGGTTGCAAAGTAAAGGCTGTTAAACTTGATAGCGGCTATAAGGGTGATGTTGAACAGGCACACAAATTTTTGCAGCAAGATAAAGTATATGAGGTTGAGTCAATCGAAATCGGTGGGTATATCTCACACGTAACCCTCAAAGAGTTCCCAGACCAAAGGTTTAACACGGTACATTTTGTAAGATGTTAGAAAGGCAACACAAAATATGATTTATGATGTTTCAGATGCCATCAAAGAACTCAATAGAGAAATTGATGAAACCCAAAATAAAATAGCCATAGTAAAATCAATCGACTTTTCAAAACCGGTCACAGAAAAACAATGGCACACAATTTGTGAAACACCGCTACGAAGTTCCGACTTGCTTGCGGTTCTTGTTAAAAACACTTTTCCTCTCGCAGAGAATATCGTGGTTCATTGTAACTATGTATATTTCGATATGCTGGGATTTAAGGTGCAAATTCCGACCTCACGTTGTCACGGTATCAATGTAGACACTTCTTGGTATGAGAAAGATAGTGGTGAACCTACACTTCAATATTCAAGTGCAATAAGAGATATGATTGAATATTTTGATGCTGTCGATAACAAGAAAGGTTGGTATGAATGTGCAAAGCACAGACTTACATACGGCAAGACCTGCAAGAAATGGTGGTTATTCATCGTTTGGTGGTTCAGATATAGATGGAAAGACCCGAAGCGCAAACAGTTTGAAGAAGTAAAGAGTCAGCAAGAGCAAGCACACAAGGAGCGAGTAGAAAGATACCGCTCCAAAAGAAAAGACATTAAAAATAAGACGGAAACACTTCTAAACCAACTGTTACCGCTGCTGAATGAATTTTCAACGCAGCACTATGACTACAACAGCAGAGGCGGTTGTTATTCCATCGAACAAATCCGAGAATTTGAAAACCTATAAGGATTTTCGGTATGAAAGTTGATTTAACAAATAGAAAATTCGGTTTTCTAAAAGCATTATACCCAACAACAAAAAGAGTCCAGAGAAAAGTGGTTTGGAGATGTGAATGTGTCTGTGGTAAAGAGTGTGAAGTATTATCTACGAATTTAACTTCCGGCAGAACTGTTTCGTGTGGCTGCAAAAAGTATGAAATAGTATCAAAGCATTATAGAGACAAAAGCCCAAAACAAGGTGAAATAATCAATGGAACAAAAATTGTTGATACAGATTATAGACCAGACAATAGGGGATTTAATGAATGCTATGTACTTGCCGAATGCAAATTCTGTGGCAAAGAATTTTGGGTAAGAAAAGCATCTCTTGAAAATGGCAATACAAAATCTTGCGGTTGCACAAGAAATTCTACTGGCGAGGCTACAATTCAAAAAATATTAGATGAAAATGGCATCGCCTATGAACGTGAGAAGATTTTCAAAGATTGCTATTTTGAGAATATTCAAAACAAATGCAGATTTGATTTTTACATTGAGAACTCATATCTGTTGGAATTTGATGGAATACAGCATTCTGATGAGTATGAATGTGGTCAAAGTTCTTGGTTCAATGAAGAAATTTTAAAGAGAATCAAGGAAAGAGACAAATACAAAAATGAATGGTGTAAACAACACAATATTCCTTTGATAAGAATACCACATTATAAGTTAGATACTCTGTGTATTGATGACTTATTGCTGGATAAAACAAGATTTTTAGTAAATAAGGAGACATAAAATGAAGTTTGAAAACACGAAGGTTATGAACTTCGATGGCGCATTAAGAGGAATGCGTAACCCAATGAACAGTTGGGATATGAGCGATAGTTATTGGGATTTTCCCGAACATCCCGACAGATATATCATTGGTGCAAATGATATGAAACTTGCTCAAAAACTCATCAGGGCTGGTTCTGAACATCGTAAGTTTATGAGACAGATTTTTGTCTGTGTTGATGTAACAGCACCTATGTATTGGTGGAAAGAATACGATACATATAAGGTTGCAACGGTTAGAAACAGTTGCTCTACTATGCACAAAATCCACGTTAAGACTTTCTGCGAAGATGATTTTGCTCACGACTGCATTGACAAAATTGAGGAAGCCAAGGCAACATTCTTGCGTGTCATTGACACCTTGGAGTTCCTTCGTCAAAAGTTTAATGAAACGCAGGATAAGACATATTGGAGAGCAATCATTCAGTTATTGCCCGACGGATTTGAAATGAAGGCTACTCTTACATTCAACTATGAGAACCTTTTGGGTATTTGTAGTAAGGGTCAAAGAAGAAATCACAAACTGAATGAATGGTCTGGAAAGGACTATCCTGACCTTCCGAACTTCATTGCTTGGGCGAGAAAATTGCCTTATTCACAAGAACTCATTTTTATTGATGAGTTAGAGAGTAAAAAGCAATGAGCAGAAGAATAGAAAACCATTGTGTTGATTGTGGCTTACCTTGTCTCGGCAGTTCGTGTCCCTACCGCAATGTTCCGGTAGACTATTGCGATGACTGCGGAGATGAGGGAGCAAAATATCGCAGTGATGGTGATGACTTATGCGAAGATTGTGCAAAAGCAAGAATCAAAGAGGCTTTTGATGATTTGACACTATCAGAACAAGCAGAAGCCGTAGGTGTTGATTTGAGCGAGATTAACGATTAGACGGAGCGAGAGAAATGAATAAGCAAGTATTTATTATCAATGGTTCTGGAGGAGTTGGTAAGGACACCTTTGTTGAGTTGGTTTCAAAGGTGTTCAACCTCTCTGTTATGAACTTCTCGTCTGTTGATAAGGTTAAAGAAATTGCAAGGATTATCGGTTGGACTGGTGGTAAAACCGAGAAAGACCGAAAATTCCTTTCCGATTTGAAGTTGTTGTGTACTGATTACAACAATATGCCTTTCAACAGTATGAGTGAAAAGGTAAAAGAATTTACCGAAAGCGATGCAGCAATGTTGTTCTTACATATCAGAGAGCCAGAGGAAATCGAAAAGGCAAAAGTAGCCTTTGGTGCAAAGACAGTCCTCATTAAGAGAGATGCTGTTAAGCAGATTACCTCAAATATGGCTGATGGCAACGTGTTCAATTATCAGTATGACATTGTTGTAGATAACGATGGCGATTTGGCTGGATTTGAGAACAAAGCAGCCGAGTTTGTCAAAGACTTTAATTCAAACAGTATGAAATCAAGTTATTAAAGGTGGGTGGTACAAATTAGAACTTTTAAGATTTTCACAGCCGGTAAAATGGGTGGTTTATCTTATGACGAGCAGATGAAATGGAGAAAAGAGTTAGAAAACATTATCCGTTCAAGATGCGATAAAAGTTTGACATTTGTTCATCCACCTATTTTCTACCAATACGGCGATGAAGTAAATGAAAGAGAAGCAAGAATGTGGGAGATTAACCAACTCAAAGACAGCGACATTGTTGTTGTAGACCTCACAACCATTGCGGATAGCATAGGTACTCACATTGAATTCGGCATTATTGAAGCAATGAATGAGTTTGGCTACAAACATATTCATATAGTCGGAGTTGGTGAACCAAATGTAAGTCATCCGTGGATTCAGATGGGAATGTTAAGGCAGGAAAACACTCTCGAAGATGCAGCGGATTACATTATAAATTATCTTTTATTGTAAGGGAGATAAACCAATGAATATTATCCTATATTCTACCGGTTGTCCGAAGTGCAATGTTTTAAAGAAGAAACTCACGGAAAAGAACATTGAGTACACCGAGAACAACGACATTGATGTAATGACTTCGTTAGGCATTGACCAAGTGCCTGTACTTTCCGTGGACGGCAAGTTGATGGACTTTGCCGAGGCAAACAAGTGGGTTAATGAAAGAGAGGTCTAACAAGTGTATATTCCGATTAAGGTGAATCGTGACTTCGAGAGAACACTTCTCGCATTGAGCGAACAGTACGGAGAGAATTTTGAAATCCTCAATGGCATTCACGAATCACAGTTAAATTTCTCCGACTTCATTGATGGTTTTGTTGACAAGAATATTGCCGACGTTACCATTGATGCAAATGCAAACGCATCCAATAAGGATATTAGAAGTCTGTTGAGTGAAAAAGGCAAGTCAGAAGATAAGTTGTTTGCATTCAACAAGATTTTCTATGAGATGAAGAAGAAGTACAATCTTCGTACCGCAAAAGAGTGGCTTGAAACAGAGTTTAATGGTGGTTTCTATCTCCACGATGCTCCTACTTCAACCTATCTTCCTTACTGCTACGCATACGATTTGTCAAGATTGGCTACTGAAGGTTTGTTCTTCTTGAAGAACTATAACAACCAGCCGCCAAAGCATTTGTCTACTTTCACTGACGATGTTATTGAGTTTATCAGTTATATGAGTAACCGCAGTTCCGGCGCAGTTGGTATTCCGAATATCCTTATTTGGACTTACTACTTCTGGAAGAAGGACTGCGAATCAGGTTATTACATTTTGAACCCTGATTACTATTTGAGACAGCACTTCCAGAAACTCATTTACAGACTCAATCAGCCATTTATGAGAATTGACCAGACCGCCTTTGTCAATGTATCTATCTTTGATAGAAACTACATTGAGTCATTGTTCGGCGGTGTTGAATATCCCGATGGCACTTTCGTAATCGACTGTGTTGATGAACTGATTGAGCATCAGAAAATCTTTATGGAAGTTGTTTCAAGCATTAGAAGTGAGAATATGTTCACGTTCCCTGTGCTTACATTCTCTCTTTTGAAGCGTAATGACATTTCCAAGGAAGAAGCAGAGGAAATGATTAAAAACAAGGATTACAACGTCTTTGTTGATAATGAGTTTGCTCGTTGGTGTTCTGACCACAATACCGTTTGGAACGACAGTAACTTCTTCGTAAGTGAAGATGTAACCACTTTGTCAAACTGTTGCAGACTTCTTTCCGATACTACCAAGTTGAGTGGATTTATCAACTCTATCGGTGGTACTGCCCTGTCAATCGGTTCTGTAAAGGTCAACACAATCAACCTTATGCGTATCGCTCTTGAAACCGAGTGTGACGAAAAGAAATATCTCGCACTGCTCCGCAAGAGAACGCAACTCTGCTGCAAGACTCTTGAAACTGTTCGACATATCATTAAGAGAAATGTTGAAAAGGGATTGCTCCCGAACTATCAAGAGGGTGCGGTTGAAATGAGCAAGCAGTATTGCACAATCGGCATTCTTGGCTTGTATGAGGTCATTGAGGCATTCGGCTATACCGAAACTGATGAACTCGGCAATGTATCT